AGTTGATGCAGAATGGTGGCGATACGACGATTGCAGAAATTGTTGACCAGCCAGCTAAGGGAACGATCTCGTTCCGTGTGAATGGCCAAGACAAGCACATGGTCATCCATGATCAGGCAATGTTCCAAGCAATCGCTGCTCTGTCCCCGCAAGAGAAGAACGCCTTCATGCGGGCGGCTTCTCACTTCACTGGCATCCTGCGTACAGGTGTGACAGCGACCCCTCCCTTCCAGCTTCGCAACACGATCCGTGGTCTGGTTGAATTGAAGATCAAGACGGGCATGCCTGTCTTTGAAATCATTCGTGGGTTTATGGCTGGCGTCACTGATACGTGGAACAAGGGCGACGCTTATCGAACCATTGTCGCTCAGACAGGTTTCGGCGGTTTCGGCTTTGGCTCTGGTTACAAGAACCAAGCCGACTACATGAAGCGCGTCTACACGTCCCGTGAAAAGCCATTGAATGCTTGGAACAATTTCCTCCGCGCCTTCGACAAGCTCGAAGGTCTGGGTGAAATCACGGAAATGGCTCCGCGTATCGCTTACTACAATTATCTGAAGCGCCGCGGCATGTCAGACGCTGATGCTTCGTGGGAAGCGGTCAACCTCGTCAACTATCATCGTCATGGTGCTGGTAACGGGGTGCTTGGCAACGCTATCTCCACCCTCATTCCTCTGACCCCGTTCCTTACCGCCCGTATCCAAGGCCTCTATCGTCTGCTGGAAACCGGAACTGAAGGCGCACCCAAGAGCCTTGTTGGCAAGGGCGTCATTGGCATCCCGGCAGCTATCGTCACGCGCGGCTTGATGGTTACAATCATCAACGCTGGCATCAATGCGATGTACGGCGATGAGGATTGGTACAAGAGACTGTCCGTGAAGGAACGCCTCTCTAACATGTACCTTAAAGTCGGCGACACGGTTGTCATGCTTCCCCGTGCTTACGAAGTCGGTGAGTTGTTTGGTGGTCTGCCGACACTCATGCTCGACTCGATCCGCAAGGAAAATGGTAACGACATTGCCATGGGTACTGCGGAGATGATGAAGAAGACGTTCTTGTTTGAGGTTATTCCTCAGGCCTTCAAGCCACTGTCTGAACTCATCGCCAACAAGAACTCCTACACAGGTCAAGCTATCGAAACCTTGGCGGATAAAAACAACCCTAAGGAAGAACGCTTTGATGAGTACACCAGCAGCGTGGCAAAACTTGCCGGGCAGTTGGCTCCGTACACAGGTCTGTCCCCGAAACAGGTTGATACTCTGATCCGCGGTTATCTCGGCACGTCGGCTACCCTGTTCCTTGGAACGGTTGACTCCCTCGTCAGCACAGGTGGCACACGTCCGCAGGGTGTCTTCGGTGATCCGACAAGCTTTGCTGGCGTTGTCGGAAACCTTTCCGGCCTGACCTCGATCCTTAAGACTGAAAGCCAGTTGAACAACAAGTTCGTTGGCGACTTCTATGAGATCAAGCAGAAGCTCACGGAGAACGTCAACTCCATGAACCGTGCGGCAGAACGCAACGACATGGAAACCGTTCGTGAACGCTTGGCTGAAATCCCTCAGGCCAAAGGTCTGTATACTGCGTTCAACGCCGCGGCTGCTCGCCTGTCGGAGATTAACCGTCAAATGGAAATCATCCGTAACAACCCGCGCTTTGAGGCGGACAAGAAGACAGAGCTTCTCGAACAGCTGCGCTTGGCCAAAGGCCGACTGTCCGAACAAATGGTTATGGCCGCTGAAAAAGTTGGGGTCACACGATGAGCACGACAGAAGAGAAGCAAGAAAAGATCGCACTTGAAATGGCGGCCAACGCCAGCAAGGGCGCGCTGGTTGAGAAGATCACGTTTGCTGGTATTCCGATCCTGTTCTCTTGCGTCGTTTACCTGATGAATGCTTTGTCCACTGCGAACAATGAGATCATTCAGCTCAAGTCCAAGATCGCTGTGGTGGTGAACGCTGACAACAAAGCGATCCCGCCGCAGGGTACAACCATCGACATGGCTCAGATCAGAGAGAACCTCAACGACAAGATCGACAAGGTTGAGCGAGATGCGGCTTTGGCTAGATCTGCGATGACCTTGGACCGTGAACGGTCGATGGCGCTTGTTGATAAGAGCCGTCTGGACATGGCGGCCGACGCTGCTCAAGCTCGCGCTGCCATCCGCTATGACATGCTCAAAATGTTTGGTGAGCTTGATAAGCGCATCCATTTTCTGGAGCAGAAGAAGTAATGGACCCGATCACCTTAAAGGTGGTCCTTATTGCTTGGATGCTCGACGTCCAATCAGCAAAGGTCCTGTACTTCATGCCAATCACAGTTCTTCCGGACGAGGCCACGTGCCAAAAGACGCTGGAGGATTTGAAAGAGACGCACAAAAGAGGCTACGCATACAATCTGGTTATTCGGGGGGCCTGTCTCCCTGCCAATGTGGGGGGATAAAATGGATCTTCTAAAAGCCGCAGGCCCTTTGCTTGGGCAACTCGCACCAACACTTGCTACCGCTCTCGGCGGTCCTCTGGCAGGACTTGCTACCAAGACACTGGCAAACGTACTCCTTGGAACAGAGGACGCTTCCCCGGCTGACGTGGCGACAGCCCTCCAGAACGCAACGCCGCAGCAGCTCGCTGACATCAAGAAAATCGAGGCCGACTTCAAGGTCCGCATGCAGGAACTGGAGATTGATCTTGAACGCATCTCTGCGGGGGACCGCGACAGCGCCCGCAAGCGGGAGATGGAGATCAAGGATCATATGCCTAAGATACTAGCTGTTGGTATCACTATTGGCTTCTTCGGTTGCCTGTTCTGGATGTTCGTCTACGGGGTTCCAAAGAACGGCAACGAGGCTTTGCTGTTGATGCTTGGCGCATTGCAGACCGCATTCACTGGCGTGATCGCCTACTATTTCGGATCGTCCTCTGGCTCGAAGGCCAAGACCGATCTGATGGCAACCAAGGAAAAGTAAGATGAAAGAGAATTGGGAAAAGGCGTTTCAGCTCGTCCTCAAGCATGAGGGCGGCTACGTGAACCACCCAAAGGATCCGGGCGGCATGACCAATCTCGGCGTCACCAAACGGGCGTGGGAAGAGTATGTCGGCCGCACTGTTGACGAAGCAGAGATGCGCGCTCTGACGCCTGATGTGGTCAAGCCTTTCTACAAGAAGAACTATTGGGACAAGATCAAGGGCGACGAGCTTCCGCCGGGCGTGGACTACGCCGCCTATGATCTGGCCGTGAACAGCGGAACGGGTCGCGCTGCCAAATATCTCCAGCAGATTGCTGGTGTTCCGGCAGACGGGGTCATTGGACCAAAGTCCTTGGAAGCCATCAAATCTTGTAACGCTTCCGAAACGGTTGATGTCCTTTGCGACATGCGTCTCGACTTCCTCCAGAGGCTCCCGACATGGGGGACCTTTGGCAAAGGCTGGGGCAAGCGCGTTGATGACGTTGCGAAGATCGCAATGGCTATGGCTGAAGGTTAAATCAGCCACTCCTTATAGCCCTCTTTGAGAACCTCCGTGGCTACGTTGATCTTATCGCGTAGTGCACGGAGGATCTTTTCGTCCACAGTCCCCTCTGTGACAATGTCGATATAGGTCACATTGTTGCGTTGACCGATGCGGTGAGCACGATCCTCACTTTGCAAACGCACTTCAAGATCGTAGTTGTTGGAAAAGTAAATCACGGTGTGAGCCTCTGTGAGAGTCAACCCGTATCCACCTGTTCGTGGTTGTCCAACAAAGAAGCGAAGTGCATGTTCCGGGTTCTGAAAGTCTTTAACCATCTGCTGCCGTTCTTCGGGGGACGTGTCTCCGTAGTAAGTTCTCACGGTCTCCGCACCGTACTCCTTGGCCAACGCACGTTCGATCATCTTGATATCGTAGGTGTAGCTCGCCCAGATGATGACCTTGCCGTCCACTTCTTCGAGAGCAGCGAGCAGTTCGTCAAACTTGTCCGACTTCATCTCTATGACCGTACCGTCGTCGGCCTTGAAATAACCGGAGCAGATTTGCTGGAGCCGGAGGATTTGCGTCAGCACGTTCTGCGCTGTGAGCGTCTTACCCTCCAGCTCTGCAATCGCGGCCTTCTTGACGCGGCTATAGATGCCAGCCTGTTCATCCGTCAGTTGGACCACGCGCTTGGTGTAGACCTTTTCGGGGAGGTCGAGACAGTCCTTCTTCAGAATGCGAAACGAAAACTTGTCGAGGCGGTCTGAGAGTTCATTAAGGTTCTGGTATCCCACTACCTGATTAAACGAATGCGTCCCCACGCTGCGCTTCATCAAGCGGCAGTATCTATTCTGAAACGAATAGAAACTGGAGAAGCCGAGCGCCCACTCGTCAAGGAAGGCGCACTGTGTGTACAAATCCATTGGCGTCTTCGTGACAGGGGAACCCGTCATGATGCGCCGATGCGTGGCAAGCTTGCCCACTTTGATGATGTTCTTGGTGCGCTTGGCCTTGCCATTCTTGATGGTAGTACTTTCGTCTACCGCCATGAGAGCCTTGCGTGATTTCAAGAACTTGGAGGCAAAGGCCACGCCCTTGTCTGTGGAAAACGCCTCGACATTCATGACCACAATCTTCAGATTGTCGTCGTCACGAAACGCCTCGTTCAGAAGTTCTAGGTTCTTCTTGGACGTTGCTGGATTCCAGACAACCACATCGTGAATGATGTGTTCTGGCAAGTGTTTAGGAAGCTCGATGGTTTCCCAGTTCTTATACACACCCTTGGGTGCGACGACGAGGAAGCCGTCAATGTCACCGCGATCATAGAGGATCGACACGGTGTCAATAAGGATCTTTGATTTGCCTGTTCCCATCTCTGCGAACAAAGCAAATTCATTTTTCCCCAGAGATTTTCTAAGCGCGTCAGACTGATGCTTATAAGGCGGCAGTCGGAATTTGTAACGATCAACGATGTCCATGGTCCATTGCCCTTTCTAGCGGCAGGGGGTAGACATTACAGGAACAAAAAGATTTTTGCAAGCACGCTTGACAGACCCCCGGTGATTCGGAGTAGCATGCATGCGTCGAACGGGAGAAAGCCGTGACGGTTTACATAACACAAGAAGTTCGTGGTCGTGATCTCTCCGATGCTTTGGAGTTTGGCGATCTCGATATCCTGATCCCTGCCAAGGAACAGGTTGCTCTTTCGGCTATACCAACGCTCCGTCGGATGGAGCGTAAGCTGGTGAAGTTTACATCCGACGATTATCTGATGTTGTCCGGTGATCCGGTATGCATTGGTATAGCATGTGCGCTCGCTGCTCTAGCGAACAACGGGCGCTTCAAAGTTCTCAAATGGGATCGTCTCGAAGAGAAGTACTATCCTATTGAGGTTGATCTTTATCACAGTACGAGGAGATAGAAAGTGGACCTCGAAGATGTAGCAATGCAGTTGTCCTCCGTGGACAACAATGATTTGAAACAGGTGGCTGCGCTTGTGCGTCAGCAGCTTGTTCTCGAACAGCGCGTGGAAGACCTGACCGCCGAACTCAAACGGGCGCAACTGGATCTCGCACACGTGTCTGGTGAAGCTTTGCCTTCCGCATTGGCGGAGCATGGCCTCACAGAACTGAAGATGGCGGACGGATCAAAGGTCACTGTAGCGACCGTGATCAGTGCGAACATCTCCAAAGAAAGGTCCGAAGCGGCCCACCAGTGGCTGCGGGACAACGGTTTCGGTGATCTCATCAAGAACACCGTGGCTGTCAGTTTCGGCAAAGGCGAAGACGATAAGGCTGTCGATCTGGTTCGTGAACTGGATGCGAAGGGTCACAACGTCGATCAGAAAGAAGCAGTGCACCCCAGTACACTGAAAGCTTTCTGCAAGGAACAGATCGAGAAAGGCACGGGGATTCCTTCGGAACTCTTCGGTATCTTTATCGGTCAAAAATCAACCATCAAGAAGGGCTAATACCATGGCAAAGAATGCCGTCGCCGTTAAGGCGCAGTCCACCGCAGTTGTTGTTGCGGAAGAGTTTGAAGCGTTTGCCGCACTCGGCATGGATCAGGTTCGTTCTGAAGACATGTCGATCCCGTTCCTGCGTATCCTCGCGCAGCTTTCACCTCAGGTGAACAAGCGTGACGGTGCGTATGTCGATGGTGCTGAAGCAGGGATGCTTTACAACACCGTTGCGAACGAAGCATACGATGGCGAGAAGGGGGTGCTTGTAATTCCTTGCTACTACAACCGTCGCTATGTCGAATGGAAGCCACGTGAAAAGGGTGGCGGCTACGTCAACTCCTATGACGTGGACGACAAGATCGTAAACACGACGTACCGTGATGATCGCGGCAACGACGTGCTTCCGAATGGCAACCTCCTCACCAACACCGCACAGTTCTTTGTGCTGCTGTTGTCAGAAGACGGTATGCCGCAACGCTGCTTGATCACCATGACGAGCACCCAGTTGAAGAAGGCTCGCAAGTGGGTCACGCAGATGCAGTCACGCACTGCGATGGGCAAGAACGGAATGTTTGTTCTCCCCATGATGTCCCAAGTGTACCGTCTTCGCACGGTTGAAGAACGCAACGACAAGGGGTCATGGTTTGGTTGGGAGATCAGCCATGATCGTTCACTCGATCTCGCTGATGAGAAGCCCTTGTTTGATCTCGGTGTCTCGTTCTCCAAGTCAGTTCGTGCTGGTGAAGTGAAGGTGAAGGAAGATCAAGGCGCAGAAAGCTTTGGTTCGTCCGACAACGAAACAGACATCATCTAACGCAAGGTCCGGGGGGCTGCTTCGGCGGTCCCCCTTTTTTGAAAGGCCACAGAAATGGACCTTGCTGCGAGGTTTTTTGCGCTGCTTGCGGGCAGCAATATTGCGCATGGCACGTTCAACGTGCAGGGAGATCGTCAGAGGGATGGAAAGAAGCAGGGACAAGCCCGCATCCTCCGTGAACCTCCGACCGTGGAACACTGGCAAAAGCATCTGAAGGGTGACAATGGACTAGGCATCATTCCCATCAAGGCAAACAATCACTGCCATTGGGGTGCCGTTGATATCGACGTTTATAATCTTGATCACTCTGCATTGATTAAACAAGTCGAGAAGTTCATGCTTCCCGGCATCGTCTGCCGTTCCAAATCCGGCGGCGCACACATGTATTTCTTCTTTACGAAGGAGATTGCAGCGGCTGACTTGCAGCCCAAGCTCGTCTCCATCGCAGCCCTGCTCGGCTACGCAGGATCAGAGGTGTTTCCGAAACAGCAGGAGATCCTCGTTGACCGTGGCGACACAGGCAACTTCCTCAACATGCCGTACTTCGCTGGAGTACGAACAACCCGCTATGCCTACAATGACAAGGGAGAAAGCCTTGGACCAGAAGAGTTTCTTGCATTCGCAGAAGGTCGTTGCGTTGATCCGGACGCATTCCTCGACCTTGAAACAGAGCCTAAGAAAGCTGAGGAAATCCTACCAAAAGGACCACCTTGTCTTCAACAGCTCGCTGCCCAAGGTTTCGGTGAAGGTGGCCGTAACAACTCCCTGTTCAATCTCGGGGTCTATGCTCGCATGGCTGCCCCCGACAAATGGGAAGAGCGTGTCCGTTACTATAACCAGACGCTGATGATCCCTCCGCTTTCCGACAAGGAAGTGGAACTGATCACCGGACAGCTACAGAAGAAAGAATACTTCTACAAGTGCGATGACCAACCGATTGCCAGCTACTGCAACAAGGACGTTTGCATCGGCCGCAAGTTTGGCATCGGGCCGGGCCAGAAATCAAACGACCTCGGCTCACTAACCAAGATCAACGGTGATCCTCCGATCTGGATCATGGACGTTGACGGCAAGCGCGTGGAACTTGGAACAGATAGTCTTGTCTCGCAGAAGCAGTTTCAAAAGGACTGCCTCAACCAGATCAACATCTATCCCAAGACGATGAGTGAGAAAGCGTGGGCGTCCCGAATGCAGGGTCTGCTCACTGCGCTGACGATCATCGATGTCCCGCCGGAAGCTACCACAAAGGGTGAGTTTGAAGAACTCTTCATCTCCTTCTGCTGCGACAGAGCGCGTGGTGTGGAGAAGGAAGAAATTCTGCAAGGCATTGCCGTATGGGTGGAAGACTGCGTGTTCTTCCAGCTCCGCGATATCCAGAAGCATCTCAAGGCAAACAACTTCACTCGCTACAGCAACGTGCAGCTTGGCCTGCGGCTGAAGGAGATGAAAGCTGAGAAGGCGCACTGGAAGATAAAGGGCAAGGCTGTCCACATCTGGTTCATGCCACAGTCGTACTTCGCTGGGTCTGAAGACATTCGCATCGACCTTCCGCCAATGGATATTCCGGACATCCTCTGATGCACATCATCCTTGGACCGCCCGGAACTGGCAAGACAACAAAGCTCCTGACGATGGTCGAGGATGCCATGGCCCGTGGCACTCCTCCAGAAAAGATTGGATACTTCTCCTTCACCCGTCGCGCTGCGGAAGAAGCAATCCATCGTGCCACCCGTCGCTTTGGACTGACGTTCAAAGACTTGCCCTACTTCAAGACGCTGCACAGTCTTGCCATGCAACGAGCAGGGATCGACAAGAAGCGTGTCATGCAATGGGCGCACTATGAGGACTGCGCCAGATGGTTGAAGGTTACGCCCTTCAAAGAAGTGCGTCCTGCTGATGAGGGTCCGTATCAGGAGTACGGTATGGGAGATCGCTTCCTCGAAGTGATCAATATGTCCCGCATCTGTATGCTCCCACTGCGCCACGTCTACAACCATTCAACCGTACCGCAGACCACCGACTTCTCGATGGTCGAGTACGTGGACCGTGGTTTACGTGCATACAAAAAAGCGCACGACCTATACGACTTCACTGACATGCTTGAAATCTTTATCCAGCAGAAGCTCTCTCCGACATTCGACATCGTCTTCATTGACGAGGTGCAGGACCTGTCTCCTATCCAGTGGCAGATGGTTCACCAGATCGCGGAGCGCAGCAAGCAAGTGGTGATCGCAGGGGACGACGACCAAGCAATCTATCGCTGGGCCGGAGCCGACGTCGAATACTTCATTCGCCTTGATGGGACAACCGAGGTCCTCGGACAAAGCTATCGCATCCCTGCAAGCCACCACGCCATGAGCCAGAGGCTGATCTCCACCGTCCATCACCGCAGGCAGAAGGAATTTCTCCCGCGACCAGAAGACGGCGGCATCCTGTGGCACAGGCACAGTGAAGAAGTAAATCTCGATCAGGCTGATTGGCTGCTGCTCGCTCGCACACGCAAGCTTGCAAAGCAGTTGGAAGAAGAGGTGCGACAACGCGGCCTGCTCTACACGTTCAGCCTGTCGAAGGAACTCGATCACAAAACTCTGGAAGCTATCCAGATGTGGGAGGCGCTGCGCAGAGGCGAAGGCCTGATGGCAAAGGATGTCCGATCAGTCTACCGACAGATGCTGCTCAACAAGCAAGTGCAGCGCGGCCACAAGACGCTGCCTGATGTACCAGAAGATTGCATCCTGACAATCGGTGATCTCACCGCGAACCATGGCCTACTGACCACGGCTCCATGGGATGATGCGCTGGGTGCCATTCCAGATAACGAAGTGGTATACTTCAAAGCATGCCTTAGAAGGGGCGAAGACTTTACAAAGAAGCCACGGATTCGGATCTCGACAATCCATTCCGCTAAGGGTGCTGAAGCAACCAACGTCATGTTGGTGACAGACTATCCGCAGAAGATGGCCAGTAGTGTGAGGGATATCCATGGGGCTGATGATGAGAAGCGCGTCTTCTACGTCGGTCTCACCAGAGCTAAGAAAGAACTACATCTAATACACCCAATGATATCTAAAGGATTCCCGCTGATATGAACATGGACACAGAAGTTTATGCCGTCTGTGCCTGTGGCAAAGACGAGATGATCGTAACCCTACGGAAGGTCAAGAACGCTTGGCCTTTCTGTTCCTGCAAGCAGTCAATGAAGGTGACAAATGACGTTCCAGTATCAGCACGAAACCGAATGGGTGATGCCGGAGGTCTACCCGGATTTGTCCGGAGAAAGCCTGATCGCAATCGACTTGGAAACCTGTGATCCCGATCTGAAAGAGACGGGCGCTGGCTGGGCGACAGGCAAGGGCCACATCATCGGGATCGCTGTCGCTGTCGAAGGTTCTGCATGGTACTTCCCGATCCGTCACGCCAACGGGGGCAACCTCGATGCGCGCATGACGCTGGGCTGGCTGCGCGAAGTCTGCTCGATGGAGGACTGCACCTTCGTCTTCCACAATGCGATGTACGACGTGGGTTGGCTGAAGCGTGAAGGCGTGGAGATCAAGGGCAAGATCGCCGACACGATGGTGGCTGCTCCGCTGCTCGATGAGAACCGCTTCAGCTATTCGCTCAACAACCTTGGCTTCGACTATCTCAAAGAGCGCAAGGACGAGCGCGCGCTGCGCGACGCTGCCAAAGAGATGGGCCTCGACCCCAAGAGCGAGATGTGGAAGTTGCCCGCCCACTTCGTCGGCCGCTATGCCGAACAGGACGCAGGCCTGACGCTGCGCCTGTGGAAGCAGATGAGCAGCCTGATCATTGCTGACGAACTGTCGGCCATCTTCGATCTCGAAATGCGTGTCCAGAAGGTCTGCCTCGCCATGCGCGAGCGCGGGGTCCGCGTCGATCTGGAGAAGGCTGACAAGGTCAAGATCCGTCTTCAGAAAGAGGAGGAGGAAATCCTTCGCCGTATCCATAAGGATACAGGTGTGGACGTGAACATCTGGGCCGCTGCCTCCGTGGCAAAGGTCTTTGATTCGCTAAACCTGACCTATCCCCGCACTGCAAAGTCTGAGGCTCCGTCCTTCACCAAGAACTTCCTTGCCACCCACGACCATCCGATCTCCAAGGACATCGTCCGCGCTCGCGAACTGAACAAGGCCCGCACGACCTTCATCGACAGCATCACCAAGCACACGATCAATGGTCGCATCCACGCTGAAATCCACCAGCTCCGGTCAGACGATGGCGGCACGGTGACGGGTCGCTTCTCGTACTCCTCGCCCAACCTCCAGCAAATCCCTGCGCGTGACGCTGGCATCAGCCCGCTGATCCGTGGCCTGTTCCTGCCGGAAGAAGGCGAGATGTGGGGGAGCTTCGACTACTCCTCCCAAGAACCGCGGATCGTGGTCCACTACTCATCACTCCTCAAGATGCGTGGGGCGGACAAATTCGTCGAGGCGTACCAAGCGGACCCCCGCTCCGACTTTCACCAACTGGCTGCGGATATCGTCGGTGTTCCAAGAAAGCAGGCCAAGACCATAAATCTGGGCCTGTTCTACGGCATGGGCGTAAACAAGCTCGGTGAGCAGCTCGGCCTCGATTTCGAGAGCGCGAAGGAGCTTTTCGCTGTGTACCATGACAAGGTCCCGTTCGTTAAGGAGCTCACTTCCCGTGTCTCCTCCATCGCTGACAACAGGGGTGTCATCCGCACCCTCCTCGGGCGTCGGTGCCGTTTTGATAAATGGGAACCGCGTACTTTCGGTGTTCATAAGGCTTACTCCCATGACGAGGCGCGTCAGATTTATGGTGATATGACCCTATTGAAGAGGGCTTACACGTACAAGGCACTCAACAGGTTGATCCAAGGCTCGGCTGCGGACCAAACCAAGAAGGCGATGGTCGATCTCTATGATGCTGGCATCCTGCCCATGATCCAGATCCACGATGAACTTGCCATGTCTGTAGCTACAAAAGAACAGGGCGAGAAGATCATGGACGTCATGCAGAACTGCGTGGCTTTGGAAGTTCCGTCCGTGGTCGATGCGGAGCTCGGCCCATCTTGGGGCGAGGCCACCAAAAGTCTGGATGACGTTTTTCCAACCGTCTAATTTTGGTAACATGCTTGTGGTCTTATCCTTTGGGATGAGGGCGCATAAATGCAATCCAGTGGCAAAAACAGAAAATGCACCACTTGCTTGGGCGTGTTTCCTGTCAGTCACTTTTATTTGTACTCTGATCGTTCCCTCAAAAGCGGCATCCGCTTAAGCTCTAAGTGCCGACCCTGTTTCCTGAAGTCTCGGAGAGACGCTTGGGCTCTCAAAAAAGGCACGCCTTTTAATGCGCCTTTAAATTCTTACCTCAACCACATCTATCTGAAAGCCACTTACCGAAAGAAGGTTTCTTTTCTGAAGGAGGCCTTACTAGACCTTTGGCTTAAGCAGAAAGGCATATGTGCCTTGACGGGTTGGCCGATGACCACTCGCAGAAACAACGGGCGGGTTCAGACAAATGCCTCCCTTGACCGGATAGATTCGAGCTTGGGTTACGACCTAGATAATGTTCAACTTGTGTGTGCCTCCGCCAACAGGGCTAAAATGGAACTGTCGGAAAAGGATTTTGTCGAGTTGTGTAGAGCTGTCTCAAAGAAGCGGGGTGTTCGATATGGCCGACGAAAGCAAACCTCCACAGGACCAAAAGCAAAACGTCGTAAAGCTAAAACTCCCTCAAAAACCCCTCCCCGAGGACGAGACAGGCGACCGATCTGACGAGGTCCTCAGAGAGGCTCTCGGAAAGCTGTCTGGGGTTGTCCTGCTCGGCTACACGGACGAGAAAGACGAGATGGAATACTTCGCCACGTCGATAGAAGACAGCGCAGAAGTCGTCTGGCTGCTAGAGCGGTTCAAGTATCACCTTATCTCGGAATCAGGCGACCCGTGATCAAAGCCTTATCTGACGGAGCCAAGTAATAGCCCTCGCCGTATTGCGAGTGCACAACGTAGCCTTGCTTGAGCAAGCGGGAGCGCAGCCGATAGACCACCATGCGATCAGCATTGTGGTATTGCCGCGTCCCGTAATAGGTCGAGATCAAATCAGACAGGTCGTCCTTACGCACAATGCCCTTCGCCAAAAGAAGTTGGAGAAGCTTGGCCAGTTGCGTCGGCAAACCCAAAACCCGTTTGATCTCAATGAGTTGCTCACTCTCAGTCATGGTGACATTATTGACAATTACTTTTGATTGTCAATCTTTTTCCTCTATGTAAAAGGCCTCCAAGTCACGGATCTCGTATTCCAAGTCCTTGATTTCGCTGCGTTGTTCATCGATCTCCAACTGCATGTCTTCGATTTTCAACAGCGCGCGGTGCAAAAGATTGTCCGGATGAAGACGAGGCATCTTCCTCATGTAGGGAGGCTCTTTGTCTTGAAAATAATCTTGAATGTCGTTGATCAGATTGTCGGTAACATCAACCATCTTTCTTCTCCTCATAGATGTTCAGTCGTTTATGGATCGCGTCTATGGCCGCTGCCCTCAGCGTTTTATCGGCCAAGAACAGGCGCTTGAGTTCCTCGAACTGCGGACCTTGGGTCCACCTCCCACGATACCGATCCCCATGGTTGGTCAGGATGCCGTGGAACGCCTTCATCGACCAATCGTCCACCGTATCGTAGTAGACGTAGACCTCTCCAAAAAAGCTCACATTGGAGCCCGAGAACTCGACCTCTCCAATGCATGTAAACTCGATCCGGCTAGTCATATCTCTTGCTACTCCGTTTGACATAGACGAGGCCATAGTGATCCTTGCAATAGGGCCTGTCTGATCTTTCCGCAGGGTGACCACAGAAGATGTGGAACCCCGTTAACGTGACATAATCTGTCACCCATCTGCACTCCAACTGACCGATAGTTAGCACAGTGCGGTATGGCCTACGCATCTGTGCTGGGGACTCCTCACGCCGCTCTAGGTGGGACATGTCCTTCTCCTGACGTAAACCTTGATAGTGGGGCTGCCCATTAAAGGAAAACCCCACTACTCTTTAATGACAGGTCACTTCTTCAGAAGCTGTTCCATGTCGTCTTCCATCTTCTTCAGCAGGAACTCCGGCGCGTTCAAGACCTCGTCGTTTTCCTGAGGACGGATCGAGACGGGAAGCTTGGCGAACGGAACCTCCGGCTCCTTTGCCCCGCCTGTCTGACCTTCCAGCTCACGGATGACGAGGCTGGCGTAGCCAGAGATGTCGCGCCAGTGGTCGATCTCGTTGAAGTCGCCGTTCAGAATGCGCGAAATCTTCGTGCAAAACTCTTCCAAAGACTGCGCTTGGTAGAAGTCGAGATGGTTCCAGTTGCGGGTCTCGCGCAGCAGCAGCTTCAGTGTCTGCGTCAGCTTGGCCTGTTCACGATAGATACCGTGTGTCTGTTCGCGGTTAGCAATGACTGTTTCGATATGCATTATTCACTCTCCTCTTTCTTTAGGTACGTCTTGATAGACGGCTTCACACTCACGTCACCCTCTTCATCGTGGATGTCGTGAAGAACTATGCGCTCGTTCGTGGCTTCAAAGAAAAGCCTGTCAAACAAGGGGAAATCGAAATCCTCTTCGAGGTACACGCCCTTGTCGTCCGCATTGCTTTGGGTCGAGAACATCGAGGCGTCTATCGACAGAGCGTGCAACACGGACCATGGGACAAACACCCATCCGAAAGACGCAGTGGTATAGAAATCGAAGATGTGCCTCATCGTATTCGAGTTTGCAGGCTCGTTGACATGCAGCATATCACTCCTCCATTGCCCACAAACGCACCGCGTCACCTTCCTCGGTGCTCTGGATGCACTTCCAATGCGCGGGAATCTTTCCGATCTTCTGATATCGGGCAAAGCTTCCGCGCGCGGCCGCTGCGGCCACCCGTCCGTGGACCACGAAACTGTCGCCAGCCTTCATCTGCGGCCACGGATAGAGCGGAATGTGGCGCGACCTTTTGTTAGGTGGCGAAACCCCGCTCTCGATTACTGGTACGTCTGTCACTTCTTGATCCCCTTCACTTGGTTTAAGATCCACTTGCGATTGTTCTGCATCGAGCGGTTGTCAGAAGGCGTATTGGGGACCGTGAACCACACGGACTGTCCCCCGAAATCTGCGGTCACGACCCAGTGCTTTCCATGCCGGATCGTTTTCATCTCGCCTCCTAAGCTCTTCACATACTCACGAACTTCCTTCTCGTTCTTCACGGTTCTCCTCCTCTGGTGGGAATGGATTGATGTGCTGAACTTCGACCTCGGACCATTGGCCATCACGTTTGACCATGATCATGTAGGACACAGCGTCCCAGACCATCTCTCCGTTGTCCTTCACTCTCCAATCGTACCGCTGCACGATCTTGATATCTTCAATCATTTTCTTTCTCCGCCAGTTTTGCTTCGAGCATCTCAACGCTCCGGAGCAAGATATTTGTCTGGTTCTGGTACGCTTCGATGTACTTGGCCTGCTTCTCAAGCATGTCGGCTGCTTCTTCTTGTATTGGCGTCAATAGCTTTTCATGATCTCTGAAAGCCTTAGCCTCAATGCGCAACCGCTTAACAAGATCATCAATCATCCCGATTTTCCTTCTGTCACGATCCACCCAATAAAAATCAAGATGCACACCAACCCGAACAGGATTACGGATTCGGCGTCGCTCACTGTGAGCCCCCATTGTAGCTATTCGGCTTGAGCTTCAGACGCTCGCGGATCAGGTTGGCGAAGTAGGCTTCTTCGTTTGGTTCTTGAACACCGTAGTCGCCATCTTCGAAGTCCTCGTAATTCTCGAAGTATTCAAGAACCTCAAGCGCAAGACCTTCAAGATACTCCACGCGCTCAACGCATTTGTGCAAGGCGTTGAGGATTTTGCGCAGATCGTCCTTGCGGATCGGATAGGTCGGCCACGGATCGCGGTCTACGTCTTCCATGTTAATCATCGGTCTTCTCCTTGTAGAATGGACGGAATACAGTGACCTTTGGCTCGAAGTCCTTGGCCTGTGGACCACACCAGAGATCCATCTGGCGCATGTCGCGGCAGAGAGGATAGATCCGATCTCCGGTGACCAAGTCCCATCCTGTCAGTTCAGAGTGTGTGCAACGATGGCCAGACGGGATCGAATGTGTCGCTCCGCTGTTGTGGTAGTGGTGACGGCAATTCACGCAGAACTTCTTTTCTTCAGACATTGCGGCTTCCTTTCGGGCGACCACGGCCACGCTTCTTCGCAGGGAGACCGAGTTTCGGTTTCAGTTCTTGAATTTTTTCCTCAAGTTGTTGGGTGTAGCGCAGATAAAAATCGAGCTTTGTTTTTCCGTGCTCGTAGTTCCCTTCAAGTTCCTTGATCTTCTCGGCCATCAGTTTGAGGATCAGTTCATGGTGTTCTTTAAGCATCTTTCTTCTCCTCTAGTGCGGCGCGGGCAAAATCAGAAATGCAATGCTCGCAATCTTCATACATCACCCGATCATGTTTGCATTTGTCATGCTTGGACAAAACGCCATCATTACGAAAAATAGTAACGTGTTCTCTTTCAACATTACATTCCGCAATCTCCCGCAGCGCCAATTCCAGTTGTTCAATACGGTCTGCGGCTTCATCTCCAATCGGATGCCAACCAATAGCCGACATCGTGCGTAGTCTCTTCAAAAGAGGGTATTCATCCATCTTTCTTCTCCCCTAGTGCGGCGCGGCAAATAATTACCGCACCTTCATAGTCTCCCGCATCTAAACACTTCTGCGCCTCTGCTAAATACCACTCCTGTTGCTCAATGCGGTCGGCTATAATAGCCAATGAACCAAATTTCTCTTTTGCAAGATCAAATTTGCGGAGCCTCTTCGTTAATACAAGATCAGTCATTTTTTCTCCCCTAGTGCGGCGCGGGCAACCTTTATGGCGCTTTCAATCGGCAATGTTCCAAACTCAGGATCAGGTGTCATTGCAACAATCTCCCGCAGCGCCGCTTCCAGTTGCTCAATGCGTGACTTGTACTTCTTTTCAGCCATTTTGTAGGCCCACATGTAGACAAGCGTTAGGTCATCCTGCTTGTCATCTGGCCGCTTCACAAAATCGTCGGTCATGCAGTTGCGCCCTTCATCTGCGCCCAGAAGGCCTTAAAGTTTGTCTCGAAATACTTGCGCTGCTCTTCGACGGCCTCGATCTCACGTTGCTTTGCGGCGATCTGACGGTCAAACCGTTGAAGGATCGCTGTCTTATCGACCATGAAATCGGGATCAACACAGGCGACGATGTCGTAATCCTTGTTTGCGGAATTGATCGAGACCACCTTGATCTCGGCACTCGACCAGTTATCGGTGACGAATGCGACAAGGATGGTGGGCAAGTCTTTGAACGGCTCGAAACCAATCACCACGCCAGCGTATACTTTCTGTCCGGCATACTGACCTTTGTCCAAGACCTTCACGGGCGAGCCGATCCGGAGTTCCTCGATGCGACGCGCGTAGCGCATATCGACTTCGAGCTTGATGCCGTTTACTTCGATGATCTGCATGTCTTTGGTCATGCTTTGCTCCTGCAATAAGGTTTCTGGGCCAGCGTAGCGCGGGCTGTTGAGGGTTCGTATTTGCGGTAGCGTCCGCCGGAATAGCGGGCGCAGTCCAAGACGAGGCCTTGGTAGACCAATAGCTGTGCCACATCCCAGCCTTCAGCCGTGTAACAGGTGGCGACCACGCGACCGTGGGTTGTGTCACCTGTTGGCTGGCACTTGATGTGGGCGGTGGCCGACACGATCCGGCGAAGACCGTCCGCAGCTTGTGGACCGTGGGGCTCGTTCTTCTCTTCAGCATCGATGCCGAACAGGCGCACGGATTGTTTACCGAACCGCAGGGTGTCGCCATCGACAACGGACGGCGATCCTTGCAACACGGCAC